CGAGGTCTGTCAAACTGGCGATTGCGTCCGTCGCGAGCTTAAAGCTCAAGATCTTCGCGAACGGGGAAATGCGCGCAACACGCCAAATCGAACCGTCGATATCTCCGGCGGCCTTCTCGAAAGAGAAAGCAACTTTCTTCACCGGCGCCCCCACCGAACGAGCGGAGACGTCAACATCGGCCTTCACGCTCGACGCATTCTGCGTCACAAAATCATTATAAGCAGCCATGGCCACTCCTTTCTTACGGGGTTAGCGTAACTTTTTGAACCCGGACACCTTGCGTACGAACCGCCCCGAGTTCTTTGATGACGTTGATAATGCTCGTCTCGATCTTCGTAGGATAGTCTTTGACTTCGACTTTCCGGTCGAGGGAAATCCCGAGCGCGACACCCTTTTGCGCAAGTGCGAACGAAACCCGATAAGGATTGGTGTCAATCTCCAAAATCGGATCGGTGATACTGGCTCCACCGCCAAATGCGATGAGATCCATGCCGAGCGCCTGCGTGATGATCCCCTTTTGGATCACATACTGCGACGTATAGTCCCCGCTGGTGAGTTCGATTTCGCTCATCAAATCCGTATGTTCGTCACCGGAGATACCGATCGCAATCGGCACCACGCCCTGATTACCGACTTCTGCGTCGATAAAATTGGCGCGGATCTCAAGCAACTTCTCATACGTAAAACCGGAGGTTGCATCCACCGTGACCACGCCGTCTGCGGCCATCGTCACCGTGGTTCCGAAGTTCCGACCGGTGTAGACAGAAGCAAAAAGCGCGTCATAAATAACACGGTCTGTTTCGCGTTCAACTGCCGCGATACAGAGTTGAGCCAACTGACTCTGCGGGTCCGTGAGCATCCCGCGCACATCTTTGTTGTCCACCAACAAAGTCACGACCACACGATCCCGGGACATTTTCCGACGGGTAAACGAAGCCTCAACGGGCTGAATATCAGGGTTCCTGCCGTTTGCGTGATACGCCTGGACTTCCGTAATGCCATCATAGGCAAAATCATCGCCATTGATGCCCTTCCGGATTGCCAGCGGCAAAAGGCGGGAAGTCATTTGCTGCTCTTGCACATCAAGAGCGGCATTGAACTCAGTGATTTGCACTGTATCCCAGCTCATTTGATTTCCCTTTCTTTTGGTTAACCCAGTTATTCTTTCGTCGATCCCCGGGAAACCCGGACGATTACTGAAATGTCACTGGAAAGTTAAAAGCATTTAATTGCCATACGATTACCACGGATCACAACTCGTGTCAAGCTCCGGCTAGAAGTTTTTTCATCTTCCCACGAATCACCTCCATTTTCGCAGCGAGTTCCGCATGTTTTGGTCGGTCCTTGAACGGGTCAGAATACGCCGGATCGCGCTGAATTGCCTGCATCTGCGCAACGAGTGCGTCCTTATTTTCCCCACCCGCAGGAGCCCCGCCTCCTGCGCCGCGGAACGGATCTTCGCCCGTAAATTTTTTTGCCATGCCATCAGTGAGCGCGATGAGAAGCGTGAGCTCTTTTTCCCCAAGCTCGTTTAGCATTGGCTGCATTTCGGGCGCGATGTGTGTTGCCATAAATTTCTTCGCATTCGTGATGATCGTGTCTTTCTGATCTTTGAACGTGTCAGACGATAGCTTCGCGAACCGCTCGTCCCCCGCTTTTTTATCCATCGCTTCCGCAGCAGAAATCATTTTCATAAACTGCGGATAAAGCACAGAAACTTGATGCGAAGACAGTGCCGCGGCATGGAACATGGATTTGAGCCATTTCGCCTCCACTCCCTTTTTTGTAATCTCTGGGTTCACCCCTTCGATCGTATCCGGAAGTTTGTAATCGTCCGGTTTCGCGGGTGCCGTTTTCGCGTGAAATTCTTTCCACTGCTCGGGTGTTGCTTTATCATCCGGCGTTACGCGCTGACCGAGCAATGTTTGCGCCCCGTCAAACTTTTTCACAAAATCGCCGAATGTGTTCACGTCTTTCATGTATGGTTTTGCCACAATGTCCTTCGGCAAAATCGCACGAAAGCCATCGTCTTTGAGAGCTCCCACGGACTCGGCTGTAATAACCGCAGGTGTTGGATTAGGATTGGGGTTCGGATTTGGATCGTCAGGCATATTATTCACTCCTCTCGATGATGTTTTTGGTTTCGACGGACATCAGGTTCCGTATGTCGTGATACAGGGCTTCGCGCCCTGCGTTGAAAAGCGTGGAGTTAACTTTCACATCCCCATCAGACCCGACCACGACAGGCTTCTGGTGGAATCCCGAAATGCGCATGATGTACCGGAGCGCGATCTCGACGTTTTTGTTTTCTTTCGCCGCATTAATTGCTATCCGCGCTTCCTCGACGATAGCTCTCGCCTTCACGCGTGCGGATTCTTTTTGTTTCAATGATTCCGAAAGCTGCTCTGGATCTGGAACATGTTGGTCATTTTCGCTCATGTCAGCATATCGACGCCCGTTCCGGCGCCGCCCCCGTTGATTAGCCCGTTTTGTCCGCTTCTTGTGGCGGTTGCTTGGGCATTTTGTTGGTTGGCCGCGGCTGTGTTTTTTGCAATCTCAGCAGCAAGCGCCGCGGCTTGAATTTGCTGCTGTTGTGCCATTTGCTTTTTGTAATCTTCGTACGCCGTCACAAACTCTTCTTCAGAAACGATTGAGTCGTCCGGAGCACCGTAAAGCTCTTTGACAAGCGGCATTGTTTTTTTCTTGTTGATCCACAGCATAAGCTCAGGCGCCGCAGCAGAAAACGTCGCCGCAAATTGCCAAAGACTCATCAATCCGCGAATTTCTTCCGACCGCAGAATTCTCGCGGCGGGAGAAATATACTCGATTAAGTATATCTCAATCCCCTGCTCGCGCAATGCAAGAAGTTCGTCAGGGATTACAAGCGGCTCAATCCCTGCGGCCACAAGTTGCGCATATGCTTCAGACCCTGGCTCAACCCCAAGTTCCCCCTCTTCTTCCAAAATTGCGATCGTGCGGCGGATAACGGGTGTGAACTTCTCGTCGAGTTGTCGCGAAAAAATAGACCCAGTATTATCCGCCCTAAGTTCGTTCCGTATCTGCGCCTCACCAAGCGTCATGCGCGTCGTATTATTTAGGTCTGTAAGTTTATCGTTCAAGAAATGCATCTTGATTTCTAGCACGAGCATTTCCATGAGCTTGAGAAGAGGCATGAGCGAACCCACCGCACCGATCTGACCGATCGGCGCCATCCCCGTGATTCGGGAGGATGTCACGTCTATCGGGATGACGCCGCCTGGCGACCGGTCGATAGTACCATTCCCAAAAGTGCCGTCATCTAAAACGTACCACGACGGGAGCGCGGTGAGTTCCCCGCCTTGCGTAATAATTTCCACAACCCCGTTCAGCTCAACCGTCGGGGAGAGGGCATTATAGCCGGGCGAACGCCCGTATTCTTCACTCTCATTTTTGTAAAACCTAGACACCACAATACTGTTCCCGGAAAACCCGCCATGTCGCAACACCAGGTCATCGTCAGAAAGGACGTGAATGGACTCATAAGACATTTTGATTGTATCTTTGGTTTCGTTCGGACGCACAAGCCAGATGACACGAAATTTTGTGTCGCGATTGTTGGAATCTAGTGCCGCTTTAACTTTGTCCGTTTTTGCAACATCGCCGTACTCGTCCACCAGTTGAAACGCGTCATACTCAAACTCGTAGAACTCTTTAATGACCCTACCGCGCGCGTCTTCCACAACATACAAGTTCTTCAAAGGCATCGCACGATATTCGATTTTATGCGTCTGCCCCGGTCGGGCTTTAAAAACCCCGATTGCATCCGTGCCAAAAGCCGATCCCTCCGAAAGCGCTTCCTGCCGCGCGGTTCCCCACCCGGCATTCTCATGCTCCATCTGCCCTTGAACCCGCGCATTAATTTCGGCGTAGAACTTTTTTATTTCGTCAGTATCTCGTGCTTGGCGGGGTTTCTTGAGTTTAAAAGTCCGGCCACCATTTTTCCAAAGTGCGCCGTCAAGAGACGACACCATCGTCTGATGCGCTTGGCCCGCGGTGTTGTCGAGGACGTCTTCGTGTGTGTAAAAATCTCCGGGGGCGGAGATTGTGGTAAAACCTTGCTTGCGTTGGAAAATATAGCGGGCTATGAGTTCCCAAACGTTTTCCCACGGGGCACGGCGGGCTTTAACTGACGCAAATTCTTTTTTGATGAGAGATACGTCAACAGCCATTAGAATACCCCGGAACTGCCTGTGCTGTCGCCCATAACCCCTGTCGGCGAAGTAAAATACTTGGACATCCGCGCAAGTCGTCGCGACGCAGCCTGTTGCTCTACGCTTCCGACATCGCCGACGTTTCCAACATCTTTAACTTCAGGAGTCGGCTCCGGCGCTGGTTCCGGAGTGGATTCATCGTCTCCGCCGCCAAACATCCAATCAAAAAATCCGCCCATGATTAAAACTCCTTTCGCAAGATTACCATGCCATTTCGCACTTCTTGTTTTTTAAACCCGAGTTTCTTCACCATGAAAAGCGCCCCGCGATTTTCTTCGTCTACGAATGCGTTCAATGTTTTCCCGACGGTCTTTTCAAACCACTCAAGTGCTAAACAACTAGCTCTATACCCCCATTGCGCGCGGTTGTCAAGATTTTTTAATTTCTCCCGCTCACTGTAAGCATCAAAAGTCCAGCCAATCCCGGGGATTTGGCAGAAGTACACGACTCCGCCCCGTGCAATCCCCTTGGCCCATCCGTCCCACAAGTACCGGACAAACTTCACATACCGCGCGATCCCGCGGTCGTTCATGCAACAATACTTGTCCCGTCGCATGAGCTCAGCCAAATACCCGCGGTCATCTGATGGTACGAGTGTAATATCCCCTCCGCGTATAATTTCAATCATTTTTTCCTAAAACTCTTGAGATTTGATTTAAACTCGGTCTTGATCGTCGCCGTCGTTTTGTTTAACCCGTCAATATTCATTTTCCTGCGAACAGGATACGCGAAAGTCAAAATCGCAGCATCAAGATCATTCGGGGAAAACCGGAGCGCGGACGTGATGTCATCTTTCGGGACCAGATACGCCACGTTATTTGACGTCTCTTTTTCTTTTGGAACCGCACCAATCTGGGTCAAAAACTTTTGGTCATTCGGGATTGACACGTCTGGGTCGAGAAACCACTCCCGAAAGTCAAAGTGCATCTGCACACGCATATTCCGGTGGCGGGTTTTGTCCACCGCCTGTTCCCCAAAATGCACCCCTTTCACAAGTCGCTTACTGTACCCGAGTTCGTGAAGCCGGTCCAGCGTGCCGTGTTCGTTTGTGACATCTAAATTCAGCAAGTCTGGTTTCTCTCGTTCGATGATTCGTGCTAACCGCCCCGCGAGTCTCATGTCCCGCTCGCTCCCGTCATCCGCAGGGATGCGTTCAAACGGCAAAATTGTCCGCCCATGTCGCCGACAAATCGAAGTCCAGTCTCCCGTGCGACCCTGATCTACTCCGATGATGAGCGGAGCATATTCGTCCTGCTTGGCCGCGCGGCCTTTCGCAATATGGACCCGCGCTAAATCAAAAAATCTCCCCTCCGCCTGCACGAACGCTTCTTCGGGATTGAACGGATACTCCTGAATAAATTTTGTTTTGTCCCCGCCGAACGCCGCGATCTTACGCCGCCGCCATGCCAAATGCCGAAGCGTCAGCCCGTCGTCTTTGTACGCCGAATAATACGCTTGTTCTTCGTCGTCCAAGTCGCGTTCAAGGAGCGGCTCCGTGTCTTGATACCCTTCTTCCCAATACCAAGGGATAAAAACGAGCAAAAATCCGTTTTTCTCCGCGATCGCACCATTCACGAGGTCGTAGAAAAAATTTCCCGGGCCGTTCGCGGTTGACTCAAAAATCAATTCTGTACCCGGTGCATCCGCGACGGTCTGCATCAAGCCCGTGGAAAGCGCGTCAGCATTCTCGTAAAATGCCACCTCAGACCCGTGAAAAAGTTGCACAGTCATACCTCGTCCGATCTGAGCACTTCCCGCGGTTCCAACACTGTATCCCGAGCCATTCTCCATAGTCATCGCACGTTCAGTGTCTTTCTCCAACGGGAGTTGGAGATCTTGAGGAAGATTCCGGCGGAAGATTTGTGTCATTTTGAAAATCTTAATTGTCGATTCCACCTGGTGGGCCAAGACGTACGCAGACAAATTGGGGCGGAAAGATGTCTGGTGGAAATATCTCGCTTGCAAGTACGTGGTACATCCCTGCTGCCTGCCCTTCAGAACCACCGCACGCACCATTCCGGTGTCTTGTTTTTGTTTTTCCAGAAGTGCGTGCAGTGCCCTCTGTGCGCGATTGAACACAAGCGGTCGTATCAAACCCTGCTTGTCGATGATTTTCAAACAAGCGCGAGAATAATATTCGAGATTAGTTACTAAGCGGGTCAATACCGCCGCTTGTTGGGGTGTCAGAATTTGCGAGCTCATCGAGAAATTCCTTCAGTGTTCCGGATGCAGTGATTGTTTGTTGTATGGGCTTGCCCATGAGCCGATCGAGTATGCGTGAGAGGGCGTCAAGATCTCCGTCGGCTGCTTTTTCCGCAGCCGCCACGAGCGATGCTTCAAGCAAACTCATCCCCCATTTGCTTTCGTCCTCGCCTTTGTATTTGCGGGCGACAATTTCTCTGATTGACGAGACTATCTCAGACGGGGAAAGCCCTCTTGGTCCTGTGGGGAGCAGGGTGCCATCTCGCAAGACCGCGAGGTTTTTCCCCGGCGGATATATTATGTCCGGTTCGACCTGTTCCACGGGTTAATCATCCAAGACACCGGAAGTTTTTGGGGCCGGAGTCACCGGCACTCGGGGTTTCTCATCTCTAACCGGTGGAAGCGTTTCTTCCCCCATATCATTCATGGCCATAAAATCACGCTCTTCTTGCCGTCTGCGGTCTTTCAAGGGTTTCATGCGCAGAAATTCTTCGGGCGCTTCCAGGTACCCCAGAATATCTGAGCGGAGATCATCAAGTTCGAGATATTCGTTTGAGTCGATCGGCATTTGTTCGTCGCGGATCATTTGCACCAGTTGGGCACGACTTCGCAAATTGACGGGCAAATCCAACTTCGAGTTCGTTTCTGACACGATCTCGTTGATCGTCACGAAGCGCACGCGTGCAAAATCCGGATGGTCGCGCCGGAGCAGGATGGGAAGCAAACGTTTCTTGAGTTGCCCGCGGATATTGAGATAACTATTCTTTCGGAACACGGGTTTTCCGTTGTCATCAGTGCCAGTGTATTTCACGCTTTCCTCGCGGAACATTTCGAGGGACTTTGCGCGCACGACCATTTCAAATTTCTTGATGCCTTTGGCCGTTTCGGTTTTGTAATAATATTGCCCGTGCGTGAATATCTTCACACCACGGATGTCTGTGGCTTTTGATTCTACTCCCTGTGTACCACGGATGTCTGTGGCTTTTGGGTCTACTCCCTGTGCACCTTCTGATTTTTTTGTCATGGTATTTCCTCCTTGGCATTGTCTGCCGGTTGACGGAAATTGTGGGGGAGGGAGGAAAAGATGTCAAGAAGTTTTTGAAATATTTTTTGTGGATGTGTGAATTGTGGGAATTCGAAATTTTTGAAACTTTTCGGGTGAGGGTGGGTGGTTTCCCCTTCACAAATCAAAATCCCTGATGGATGCCTATAGGGGTCGAGCGATACCCCGGGGGTGGGTAAAAGCAAAGTGAAAACGCTTCGCGTCTTGTTGACGCATGGGCTGCCACCCCTGCCCCCTTGCGTGTATGCTTGGGCTGTATGAATCGTATGTCTTGTGTGTGTGTGTAATGTGTGCTTTGTGTGTGCTGTATAGGGGAACAGGGCCATACATTACCATTCCCGTGCGTGAGATCGTGCGTCCTAGGGCATTTGTGTGAGAGTTTTGGGAATTGTCCTGTTTACCCCATGCTTTAACTATCGGATTCCCTAAAGAGTTCCCTACGCGCGCGCGCATTATATATTATAGGACGTATCTCTCTCTCTCTTTCAGAGAGTCATTAAGGAATTAGGAGATAACAAGCATAGTAAATCAAACATATTAAACAAGACACACCGCACCCGCTCGAGCATGGTACGCTAAAACAAAATAAACACTTGACACAAACACCGCTAAAGGATATACTTCTTTTGTCGATAATGATATCAGATCCGGAAAGGATCAGAAAGAGAGCGTGACACATGGCACGAACAACAAAGCGCGAACAGATCGCTGGGATCAATATTGGCAACGGCTACAAAAAACGATTGCTTATGTCGGCCGATAGTAGGCGGCCGGTCCTGGCGCGGGCGGTGTCATTTTGAGCCGCGCATATTACAAAATCGACTTTCCCGCCGCTGGACTAAAAGACCGCGCAGAAGCGCAATATATCGCCGAAGGGATGAAGAAAATCGGCGGGCCCGGCTCCCGTACTTCTCGCGCGGTTAAAATCTGGCGCGTGTATACTAAAGTCCGAAAAAGTTTAGTCTCACAATTTCACGGGTTCACTGAAACAGAACATAACGGCGTAACGGTGTTGGAAGTAGTATAGAAAGGCCGAAAGCCGGCGGGTCAATGCCGGCTCTGACAGTATTCGCTGTCACTGACGAGGCCAGCAAAGCAACAAATAGCCGATAAAAAAGAGGTGGAACATGAAGACAAATAAAAAATATTGGGAGATTTTAGGCCGGAACGAGCGCGTATTACCCGAAGGCTACGAGGAGCGGCAGCATTTTATGGAAACGCTCTTTATTATCAGGCGGCTAGCCAAAAAGCATCAGAGGTTCGCGGAAATGGAGTGTAACGGCGTTGGTTTCGTTCGCGGCACCACGTACTACGCCGGAAAGATTGATGAATATGCGCGCCGGGAGTACGGGTACAGCGTACGGTCCGCGTATACGGTGCCGGGATCAGAAGAAACAATCTTTACTATTGAGAGCAACAAGATCGAAACAAGGATAACTGCGCTGGCCACCGGCATTGGGCTGGTTGCATTATTTCAAGGTGACCCGCGCGGGTTTACGGTCAGGATCGTCACAGCCGCGGACCTTTGGGTAGATCTTTGCTTCTAGTGACGGGCAGCCGCGATCCGTTAACGCTTCGCTAACGAGCCGGAAACGGCGAAACGGGCCGGAAGGCCCGTCCGAAGCTAAAAATCACGCGCTAGGATTCTATTATCGCGCGGCAAAACAAAATCAGGAGGTAGGGCATGGCGTATAAAACCTTTACGCGTACGTGGTGGAAGTTAAATAAAACGTGGCCGAATGGACTAGAGCCGCACGCGGGCCGAAAGACTTATTGCGGCCATTACCAAAACGAGACAGAAGCGCAGGCCGCTTGTCAAGCGTATAATTCGACGCATGACGAGGGCAAGCTATCGCGCAAAATGGAATATGAGCATAGTTAATATGAGTGTCGGAAATTATTTTGTACCACGGACAAAAACAGCGCTGGTCCGGTGGCTGGTATATTATTATCCCGCGGACCGGTCAAAGTACCAGCGCATGAGAAAGGAACAGCTCTATGCAACATTTTATTCTGTGGTTTCTGATATTCGCCGGGGTAAGTACCCAAGCGCGAGCGTCTGAAATTAAGCCCGCAGATTTTGGGCGCGTGGTTGATGCGATCTACAAAATCGAAGGCGGCGCGCGTGCTAAAAAACCCTTTGGGATTTTGTCCGTGCCGTGCAATGATTATGCCGCGTGCCGGAAAATTTGTGCTAACACGGTACGGAATAATTACAAAAGATGGGAACGTGCCGGACGGCCCGGGAGCTATCTGAAATTTCTCGCAGATCGGTATTGTCCGGTCGGCGCAGAAAATGACCCTAGGAATTTAAACCGCAACTGGCTTGGAAATCTCCGGGCCGTACTGAAAGGAAAATAACATGGGGCGCCCCAGGTCAGAAATCCCAATCCAAATACGCAGACAACAAAGAAGGGAAAGACTACGCGCCCAGGGCCTTTGTGAAAATTGCGGTCGGGTGCCGGCGGTTTTTGTGGTGCTCCAGGCCGATGTGATCGTGCACAGTAAATCGTCAACCCAATGCTGGCGCTGTCTCCGGCGTCAACAAAAGTATCAGAAAGGAAAATAATCATGCGCATCCAAAGAGAGCGCCGTATTCAACTCGTCCACGATCTTCCGCGCTGGTACGATCGCCCGGAAATCGACCGGGAGGCGTTAAGACGCCTCGCGATTAAGGACCGTGCACGGTCTATTACTAGTGTGGGGAACACATCCGCGCCACAACGGGTTGTGGAACGTGAAAAAACATCACAAAAATAGTAGACAAATTGGTCTTCGTGGGAATAGTATGCCACACATGAACGGCCAAGGAGCCGAAGGATATTTATGAAATGGACAGACGCACAAGCGCTAATTCAAGAAATCAGGAAAATGAAATGCAAGAAAGGCCACGGATTTTTAGGGCGCCTGGAATCAATCGAACCCGCGATACTTTGTAAAGAGGACGCCGAATATCTTCAGTGGCTTTATCGCTATGCCGCCGGTGGTTTGGCGTGTCATATCATTTATCACGATCGCGCCTGAGAGCGCAGGAGAAAAAGCCATGAGCTGGATTGATGACCACGATGATTTTGGCCCCGATGAATACGGGGACAATGACATCTTTGTTTTGTTTTTCGAACGCGTAAAAACAGAAACACAAAAGGCGTGGCTCATCATTTTTGAATCTGATGGGCTGGATATCGTGGAAGCGTGGCTTCCAAAAAGTGAATGTGTTTTGAACAGTAAAAAATTGGAAATTGAAGTTCCGGCGTGGCTCGTCTATGAGAAAGAGCTCGAAAAATATGAAAAGGAGGACTAGCACCATGTCCACACCAGATATTGAAGGTATCAGAACCATCGATGCGCACGCAATTTTTTCAGCCGCTGAAGCCGCGCGTTTGCTTGGCATCACGCACAACGGCGTGCTAATGCGAATCAAAAGAAAAAAGATCAGATTTGGAAAGTCCGGGGGCAGGTACTTTATCACCGGCGCCGAGATCCAGAAAAGCGTCACACTTCCAGTATACGACATCTAGGCCAGCGCCACCATGCACAATCGCGCGCTTTTTTCGTCCGAGCGACAGAATTGGAAAACACCGAAAGCGTTTTTCGAAGCGCTTGATCAAGAGTTTTTCTTCGACTTCGA